TTTTTATATTATTTAATTGTCCAAAATAATATACTGTCATTATTTATCAAATACCTAAATTTACTTATATTTCCCAATGTTTAACATTTTCAGGATTATAGCGCCCAAAATCCGGAGTAAAATTAACTCTAGTCTTATCTGGACGGTGCATCTCATATAATTGATTCAATGTAGGAAACCCATTTAACACAGTTTCAATTGGAATACCTGCCTTTCTACTAATCCTAGTGATTTCTTTCTTCTCCATTCCACCGAAACGATAAAAAGATGCTATTAAACTGTCCATTGAACTAAACTTACCAGCCGAAACACAAAATTGAAACATATGTAAACATAATTCATGTATACGATGATTTGTACCCATATTATCATATGCTAACCCTATACTGGCAATTGCATAATCTGCCAACGTTAACCGTGGATTATTCCCCCACGCCAATTTTACCATAAAGTCATCAATATGCTTATACGGCAACACAGCAGGCATCCACTCAGGAAATTCAGCTGTACGAGCAATAAAATATCGTTTTAAAAACACAACTCCTCTTATTTTTAAGCCTCCATGTTCATTAGGAACACTTAAGAATGGAATCCTTGATCTAATATTTCTAATTTCCATCTTGAAGAAAATATTAACAAACTTAGCAAATCCTTCTTCGTTAATAACATCACTAATTTCTGATCCTATAGCTGACACATAATCATCACCATATACTGGGAATTGCATCCTACCAGACTGATATGTCTCCTCAATTAGTGCCGATTTATAAGGAGTCATAATTTCCACATATATTGTATAACTAAACCATAATAACGCAACAATCCATGAATTACCATGAGAGGTCTCATATGCTCCAGATGGCATAGTTCCAAAAATAATTTTCCATATACGAGCAAATATATGGACAACTTTAACAGATAAATTCTCAGTAGCCACCTGCAACAAATACATAAAAATCGCATAATGCGGTGACTGCTTACTAACATACACTGCTGCCTGTGAAGAATATAACTCTAATAGTACCCTATTTATAGTAGTATCTAGTGCCTTAAAATCACCATCAAAAAAATGCATAGTGGGATCATCATACTTCATTTGTTCTGCAAACTTTAAAGCACCACCAAAGAAAAATTTCATACCTATCTTAATACATTTTCCC